GATTGTTCATTATTCAAATCTCCATCAACATAAAAACGAGTTTGAATGAGTCTAGTGTTCGGGCGCTGTTTTATGCTGAGAGCATAGTGGTGCCACTTATTATCGGCCAACGAGGCTGTAGTAAAGGTAGAAGCTGCAACAGATGCCGTAACAACCCCAACGGTACCCGACTGAGCCGTAAGCAAAACCGGATTGAGGCCACTTGTTGTGCCGGTTAATTCAACCGTCAGTCGGGCATAGTCAGCCGAGCTGGAAGCTTCGCCATTCCATAAATCAAAAATAACTTCTTTTGGGGTGGCGGCGGGATAAAACTGATCTTTCTTGAGCCAAAATTCAACAGTTACGCCGTCGGTCGCGAAATTAAGCTGAAGATTGCTTCCGCGATTATTACTAGTATTGTAGTAGTTCGATCCAGTAAATTGTCCAGCGTATGGAGTCATCCCATCCGGGTTAGGATGAGGGCCCCCCTTGAGTGAAATATATTCAGGAGTCGATGGGTTCCCGTAGCCATCTGTCGAAATTCCCTTAAACGAAACCCCTGTCGCGGACATAAGCACATACCCATTAGTTCGCGGATATTTGTTGTCGAATAGGTATAGGTCTAAATAGGTGGAATCATTTTCCCACTCAAGTTTCTCTTTTAGAGAGCCATCATAAGGATATGTATCATAAATCCTCTCAACGGATTGCGCATAATATTCTTCAGCAGACCCATAGCGAGCAAAATTCTCCGGATGCGCGTAATTGACATTCGGAATAAACCTTTTCTCATGAACAATATCTTGCTCATGATATTGGATAGATTCAACTTCGTTGCCAATATCTGCCGCTGATTTGTTCGCCAGCGCATTAGTACTCTTGGCTTTATCAAATAAGGTTTTAAAGCTCATAATCTAAATATCATTCAACTCTAAATTTAAACGCTTGAGGCTGCTGCTGCCAGTCTCCTATGCTATCATTATAGTAGGATAGTTTTATCTCATACATATAACCAGACTCCAAGAGTCCTATGTCTAAATCAAAATAATTTCCTTCTTTATCATATGAAAGGTAGGTGCTCAAGTCAGAGCCAGTACCATAGGGAATTGCCACGTAGTTGTCTATAACACGTTGGACTGAGTACGATGCACTTTCTATAATGTCTGTGGGATTATTGGCTGTAGCCACAGTATAGAGGGTGGGGCTCCAATCCCTGTTTCGCACAAAGAACCTAAAGCGCGTCTTATCAGAAGAAGAATAAGACTTTTTAAGGTTTTTACACGAAGTAATCTTGCTAAATGTCGGCGCCGAGTCGTAAGTCGGCATCAACTCTGGATAAAAAGATCCCGTAAAGTACTCTGTACTGGCCAGATGCCACACGTCGTGCATGGCTTTCAAGCGTGTAGCGGCTGCCGTTAAAGCAACCGAGCAGGAGTATATACCCGCACTTATATGGCCGCCGGTGGCATTCGTGTCTAAGTTGGCAGCTACACCGCCGCCGACAGGTAAATTTAACTTACTTCCTAATGCAGTGCCTTCCGAACTAGAGTAAAAAGATACCTCTATATTGGAAGTTCCAACCGCCGGGATATTAACAAGGCGCCCTCGTATGTAGTTATACAAATAAATCGTATTTAAATTATCAGCAGCTGGTGCGAGGGAACTCGAATAATACACATTCTCCCTATCATCCTGAACGCGGGAGTCCCAACGAGCCTCAATAACCGGTCGCTTAAAAAAGAACTCTGTAGAGCGAGCAAAAAACTTCTTTATATAGTACGACTCTGTGGCGCCCTGCGGATTGTGGATAAGGCTCCCGTTGTTAATCCCTGTGGAGCTAGAATAATAGGCTTCTTGGCTGGCTGTTAAACGAATTCCAAATCCATAATTATTGCTATAGGCGGCATCGGCTCCCGAAATCCACTTTTCTATTACATCACTTACGTTTAATTCCAAATCTTCGTAGCCAAGGGGAAAAGAAACGTTGTAGTTAGAACCAGTTAAATATTCTCCTCCGGAACCTAATGCGGGAGTTGAATTCCAGGGGACACCCTGGCTAGCCGACACCCAATTTGCGGGGCCCAGATCTCTGTAGTCGTCCATATCAAGACCCGTGCCTTCCGTCCAGGACCTCGAAACAGGAGCCACGACGAGATTAAATCCCTGCGGTAAAGTGAACGGGGTCTCGGCATTGTACATCTTAAGATAAAACGACACATTCCCAGATACTGGAATTGTGCCAGCAGTGCGCGCGGCCGAGATCGTACTTACGGGAAAATTGATCAATATCCGAGACAATTCTTGAGATTGTCCGTCAGCTGAGCTTGACGTTTGTCCATAAATTGAAAATACCGCCAAGCTATCGGCGTACCCCATATTCGAGCCGGTGCCACGCTGCGCTGCTATAAGACTGGCATTAAATGCGTTTGTAATTGTAGTATCGGCACTGGCCGTGTACCTAAGTATTGTCATTATTTGGTCGACCCCTTAATGTCTAGGCTTGGGTACTTAAGTTCAAAAACTACGTTTTTCTCTGCCAAAATACTTGTTCCGTCTGTAGAAAGGGAGGCCTCGAGATCGTAACTAGTGCTAGAATAGACTCCACCAGACCTAAGAACCACCTCAACGGCCGTGGTGTCAATAACCCCATTAACTTTAGATAAAGCTAAATAAATACCCGATAGTTTAATTGGCTCTCCAATATCTTGCTTCTGAGAGAAGTGTTCCTTCAGGGCAGCGTCGCATGCATTTATTACATCGTATTTATTTGCACTAATTCCTATGGCCACTTCATATTTCACAGCAAAATTAACAATATGTGCATCTAAAATATCAACCGTATCTGTTATCATCTTATATTGAGAAAGCCAATTCTTTAAGTTGATTTTCATACTATTGTTTGCTTGTATTAGCTTTCCGATACTATTTTCGGACATAACATAAATATTAATATTTTGTTTGAACTCGTCAGTATCTCTGGCAACCGCCACTCTTTTGATCATTCCAAACTTTGCCGGCATTGCGTAACAGAGTGCTTGATAGTCTTGTGCTGTTACGGCTCGATTTTGTGTGGCAAAATAACTAAAAGCCCTTTGTTTAACCTCGTCTGATGACGGAAGAGAGACACTACCAACGAAGGGTTCTTCGTTTGTAACTTCCAAAGAGGCAATAACGCCTTCGCGATCAGCGGGAACCAAAGATCCTTGCGAATTAAATTTAAAGTCTAGACTTTCTTTTTTCGTAATAGTATCGGCGGCCGCATTAACATCGCTGGTTGTATTAAATCTATAATCAACCCGCAGGGTTGTGTTGGCCGGCCCAATCCCAAACTTATCGGTACTTATGAGCTTTGTAGGATCAATATCAATCTCTGTGATATAATCACGACCAGTGAGATCCAAAATTGTCTCTGCCGGGTCGACGACAGGATTGGTCAGAGTATTCGTATCCGAGCCATATCCAAATTGTATGGACGTCCCCCCATTGGTTGTTTCAACAACGAAGCGACGCGGTACCGGGACGGGTTTAAGAATATTCGGCACTGTAGATCTGGTGGCTGTAGTGTTTTGAATTGGCTTATAGATAGTGTCTTGTGAAAGATTATCAACCTCATAATACTCATTTCCGGCCGAATCAATTACCCGAAGTATGTTGCTAATGTTTGGTACCCTAAGCCGAACCCTTCGAAATCTCGCAAAATCCCCCACTGCAAATGTTTGCGTCGTCTCGCGGCCGGATACGGCGCGGGCTGTGGCTCGAATGACATATGTTAGCGGGTTGCCTGTTGTAGAGTCTGCTGTTCCAACCACAATTTGATTTCCTTCCTTCGAAAAATCAACGTCATCAAGTAGCGTATAGAAGCCGCCACCCAGAGAGGAAAAGGTCGACCCGGCGCGCAGAGTGGGCACCAATAAGTTATTTGGCCCCAAGCCAGAGGCGGCCGCTGGGATCTCAATATAGAAGGTAAGCATTCCATACGATGCAGGGCTCGTTTGAAGCCGATACCCAAGCTGACGAGCAAGGCGCACGACGTTACCATATTCGACGGCGCTATCAAGAAAACTTTCATTTACCTGATAATCTAAATAAAATGATAGTATATCTCCAACATACGAGACGGTGTCCAACATTAATGATCCGAACGAGGCTCTGTTAAAATCTCTATACGTGTCCGCATAATATCTTTTTGCAAAATTCTCTAGATCGCGACGAATCGATTCAAAGTCGCGACTCGTATATTTTATTGGTATTTTTTTATTAGACATATGGGGAAATTTCCTAAGTTTAATTAGTTTGAATTAATGTCAACCTCAATATTTAACACCGTGTTGATCTGTAGTGATATGATTGTAAACCATATCGCCACATTGAGTGTGTGCGGAAACGCATCCCGAACATAGTCGGGTGGCTCCTCGAACATAATTCTGTCAAGACGTATATAAGGCAAATATCGTGCAACTTGCTTCCTAATGTTTTCATCTATCTCTGAATATATTGACGAATCATTTTGTTCGAATAAATACTTTTTTAAGCCCACCCCAAAATTTGCATCCATCATCCTCTCACCGGGGGAAGTTAGAACAAGCATTTTTAAATTTTGTTTCGCAAGAGAAGAAAAGTCTGTTATTAGCTCGTAGGGCCCGAACGTGTTACTAAGTGTAAGGGGCAATTTTGCTGCTATACCTGAAGACATTTATTATACCTCTTAGTAATTAGAATTGTCTGTTATTTTTTGACTTCTAGATTGTTATTCTGTTGGTGTATAGGCTGTATCTAGACTTATCGTTCCTTCTGGGCAGTCCTCCTCCGCTGAATTGTCGTTTGGCGACGGGAGAGAAGAATCCTCCGGTGGAGCGCCCTCAAGGGCCGACTCAATTAAAGATTTTAATAGCTCAATGAGAATATATACGATGCCAAATTCCTTCGGAGGCATCATGAGCATCCCGCTTATTGATCCGGCAAAATCAATACCTTTCGTTGCCGAAACTCGCGGTAAGAACAAAGGTAAGCCGGAGCCCTCCATCTCTCCCATCGCGACGGGAATGGAAGTACTGGTGTTATAGATGCAAACAACAACAGAAAAAATATCATGAGCCGTAACTCCCGCGGCCTTTAGCTGACCGAGTTGCGACGATGTGGGGGCATTATCTATCTGCTTCTGAATCGCTGCTGTTATTGCATTAAAAGACGCTCCGGTTAGATCTCTAATTATTTTAGATAAAGAAACGTGAGGATCTATTAATTCGGCTAGGCCTTTTAAAATCTGCGCAGGAGTTTCTGCCAAGAACTTCAAAAATACATCCCGCGCCATCGAGCCCAAATCTTGGCCGCCATTATTGGCCAAAGCATTCGAAAATTCTTCATTTCGTGGGCTAGGTTGTGGCGGATATGAAGTCTGATCGATCATATTAAACATCTCAATAATGGCGCGCTTTGTGGTCTCAAAAGAGGAACCAACGTCAGCAAAATATTTATTTGTCAAGAAAAGATTATGAAATATAGGTACCATTAAACAAGTGTTCATATCCAAGGCCTGCGAAAATAGAAGTTTATATTCCGGCTGTTCTTTAATAAAATCTAATTTTGCCTGGCGATCGGCTAAGCTTTGAGGATCATAGGCAAATTCTGCCAATACGCGCCATTGGGTCGCCAGATTATCAATCTCCCAGATCTTTATAACGGGGTCGGGCGAAGTAGTAATTATTAGTGTAACCCCGAGGGCGCTAGCGGCGCCGCCTTGTCTTGCTGTGCGAGCTGCTACCTCAGTCAGACCCGCGGTGAGATCGTCATATACTCCTATCACGTCCTCCAAGAAAATATCTTCAAATAGTTTGTTTGTATTCTCAGGATCAATTATGTTTTGAATTGCTTTAATGGTTGATCTCGAAGTACCATCTTGGTCCCAAGTGTACCCAAGTCTTTCCTCAACCATAAATTTTATCATTTCTGCATTATTTAATGGGGAGTATGGAGCTTCAAAACCAGGCACCACTTCGTCAGGAGCATAACTGTGGGTGATGCCGCGCTGGGGAGTGCCTGCTGCACGATCAGAAAGAAGGTCGAAGTAATTATAAAGTTCTCTTTGTATTGTTGTGTCTCCCTTTGCTAGCATACGCTCGAAAGATGAAACAACATAATTAATCACAATATTTCGGAAGGGGCGTCGAGGATCTAAAATGTCTCCTATATTAAGAGCAGAAAAAACTATTATATTGCTGACAATAAATTCATCAATAATGGTTTGTATTAGCATATTAAGCAATCCAAAATAGAGAACACCGCGGAGCGCTGGTTGAGCCGGGGATCTGTCATAACACGAAGCAGAAACAAATTCTTTCTTCATTTGGTCTATAATTCCATCAGCATCGAATAGATCTCCGATATTTTCAGGAGTACAAGTTTTATTGTTTTTAAATAATCGAAGATTATTGATTCCGCGAGGGCCGTCGGCTTGAAAGGCGCCGTTTCGAGAGATATAGTCATATATCGCCCATGTGAGATAACCATATGCTGCCGGATAATCAATGCCCACTCTACTCGCAAGAATTGAGGGGGGCACCGGATATCCCGAGATATTGTGAGTATATCTATGAATATAAGGATTCAAAGCGCTCATTTGATAAGTTTGATCATCGATTAGCTCCAGATCTACACCAAAATTGGTGGCGCCTGTCACGCTGCTGCTTGCTTGAACCAATAACAAGTCTTGATCCAAACTTGAACTGCTGGCTGTGGTGCCAACGTTGTCCAAGCTCGGCAGGTCCCAGTCGAGCTGGACGAACGGCGTGGCAGAATTCGGAGCATATGGAGCATAAGAAATATTAATAGAATTCTGATTATCAAAATTAAACCCAATCGAGGAACCTTGATAGAGTCCCGTGTCCAGGTGAAAACTAGCATAAGTAGTATTAATACTCTTCGGCTCGGGGTGGCCAACAAACACTTCATACGAGGCGACATCATTATGTATCATAATGGTGGGCTTTATTGCATTTTCAAAATCTTCCTTAAACAATGAAGGAAAAACATATCGAGTAACCGGGACTTGAGCGACATTTTCATCGCCTGCCAAAAGGCGCGCAGTAAGCGAATCGACCTTTGCTGCGGTCTCCTCAATAATTCCGGGGATTTCATCGCCGGCGGCCGACCAGGCGCTGAGGGCCAGGTCCTTATTTTCTATAACGCGTTTCCATGCACTACTTTGTATATCCGGGCAATTTTGCGCGGTCTCAGGAAAAAAGTCAGCTCCTAAATCTTGAAGAACATTAAGAAAGCTCGTTATAAACTGTAAGGCGGCTGGGTCGACCGAAGCCTCGGGCAGTGTAACGTTGGCGGCCGTGGCGGCGGCCTCGAATTCGGGATCTACTTCTGGATCTACTACCGGGTCGAGAAGTTTAGTCCGAGCAGATTCAAGAGAACCGGCCATATAAATCTTTGCGGTGTCGACAATACTGTTCATAAGGTTTGGAATAAGCCGGGCTGCTACGGGACTTTCTATATAATTAACGCTTTCAGGGCAGAGAAGGTCGGGCATTGGCGGCATTGGCGGTTGAATGCCATTTTCTGCTATATTAACAAGCTCCTCAATGACGGGTACCATTGGGTCGTCGGGGGGCAGCTCATCAACTGGGCAAATTTTACAGTCGGAAACCACTCTTACAATATTCTCGTTAATTATATCATTACAAAAGGAAACAGTGTCTATATAGCCTGTCATTTGTCCGAAATGAGCTAATATGGCAGTTCTTGAATTTAGCCCGAGGGCGACTGCTTCAAGTAAGTAGTTTTCATTAAACTCCAGTATTTTTTCTACTGTGGTATCTGTTACTTCCCCCTGTGAATTCAGGAGTCGGCAAACCTCAATTGGCGTAAGTATGGCAGAAACCTGCGAGTAGTATTCATATACTTCGTCTAGAGACAGGTTGAGCGCTTCTGCAGTGTTCTCCAAGCTTAGGGTTAAATCTGGAAACGTTACATTCGCTTCCAAATTTCGCCTTTTCAACTCGGAGCCGACATCCACCGCCCCAAAAATATTATCGAGCATGTCACTGCACCCAATCTTGAACATTTCTGCGAGCCCTTTTATTATTTCAAGGCCCCCTTGAGCCAAAGCATTCAGAAATACATCTTGTATTTTTCTAGAGACGGGAGGGGAGCCCGTAACAGAGAAGTAATTCTTTGGCTTCAAGTTTTCAAAGACAATTCCTAAATTAGGACGAGTCATATGTTCGGGGGGAAGCGGGGATCCAAGAGATATGCTCTCTTGTAAAAGTGCATTACGCATGGCTGTGGTCATTCTTCCGGCGGAGACCGTCACACCAAAGGTAAGACAAATAACGGCCTCCTTTGCCAAAGCCTGGACCCCAAAGGCGCCAAGAACACGATTCACTTTTCGGCCGGCTGGTGTTTTATTCATTATATTAAAATAATCCGCATTTAAAACCGTCGTGATATCATCAAGGATACTGAGATCCGTATTAACATGTCTTGCTTTTTGTAGCTGCAGCATTTTTGCTTGGAATATTGGATCACTCTCCATCTCCTGAAGTCTAGCCAATTCGTCGTCGTCCATCCCAATCCGGCCTTCGGCGTCTTTGAAGGCTCTCTCTAAGCTTTCATAGTCGGAAATGTCAACGTACGTATCCGAATTACGAGGAGAATATTGGCTAGGGCCATCAGCCGTGAACGGGGCGCCGGGGGAGAGCCCGAAGCCAAGAGAATCTCCAGAAATGCCCGATTGGGCGAAGAACTGGCTCCATGGAGGCTGTTGCCCGAGGAGCTGATTCTCTTGAGAAAAGTCTAAAAGATCTTGATGGATTTTAAGCAGAAGAAGAGTGGCCGGATCTTTATACAGGGGTCTATATTTTATGTTTGTAATATATCCAATTATTGACGGCTCTGACGATCCAAAGGTTTCCTCGAAGACAAGATAGTCTATTTTTACAATTCGAGTCTTATCATCGAAATATATTGTAAAATAATCCGTACTATATGCGGAAGGAGGACCTGCAGAAGATGTGGGAGGCGCCTCGTCGGTTTCCTCGGATAGTAGATCCGGAGACGAAAGTGCAGCAAAATCAATTGTATCATGTATTGACTCTGTAATTTTGTTGATAATCCTAGTGATACCTATCTGCAGATTATTCGTGTTGGTAGCTTTCGTTACTGCGGTACCCTGCGTTAGGGTCGCGAGCCCGGGGAAAAGAGTGGAAAGATCTTTATTTACTTGTGGTACATTTTGAAACTTAATTGTAGTAGTAGAATCCTCTGTCCCTCTCTCGAGCTTTCGGTTTAAAATTTCCAAGACGAAAGAGAAGTCTAGTCCTGACGTATCCGGGTCTGCAGCTTCCTGCTCGCGGGCATCAATATTGGCCAGCATCTCCTGTCTCAGTCGAGGGAGGTCCAAGGTTGTTTCCCATATTATTTTATGCTTCAGAGGAGGTAATACATATATTTTCCTTCTAATAGATAAGGAATCTTCGATTTGCTGCTTAAGATCTAAATAATCTTGTTTGTGCCAAGCAATAACTTTCTGTTCATCGCTAGTCAGATCAGTATCGTCTAACAAAAAAGGATAATACTCCGGAAAGTAATGTTCAATAAACCTTCGTCTAGCTCGCCTCCTTTGCTTGGGCTCTTCTTCCGGCCACGCTTCTCTGAGGGCATTCCAAATTGGCGAGTCATCAAGAGGGGGCGCAAAATCTGACCGAAGTATTACACAATATGAGCTTTCTTCAGGAGCAAAAGGAATGTTTTTATAAGCCTTATTGATCTGATTTTCAAAATTTATCTTTTTAAACCCCGGAGGGAGATTGGATATACTCATAACATGCTTCTTTAGTTGGTGGAATTATACCGACTTAGGATACATTTCGGTCCCGGCACTCCTTTCGTTTCTAGATAGTCGCTTCTCACTTCTGCTAAGTCGAGCGGGAAATTAAGTGCGATGGGAAGATCGACATTTAGGGTAGTACAAATAGCATGATTGATACCCTCGGTGATAAGTGCCTTAAAATCCGGAGCTGTTTCTGTCCCGTAAAAAGGCGAGATATGGGTATGCTTCTGCACGGCATCCTTAAACTTTTTATCATACTCAAAAAAGTTTTCTAAAATCGTTACTAGAGTCTCGGTCAGCTGTATTATTTTATCCAGACACTCAACCAGATTATCCCCTTTCACGAGGGGCTGTACCATACCGGGACGGTCATCATTACAGGCGATCAGATCAATGCCATATTTACCAGTAAACGTGTTTCCCATCTTGGCGCCCTGGGCGCTCATTGCGTCCATACGGGTCACGAGTTTGATATTCTCGCGAGCCATAATACGTATTGTATCTGCTTTCAGAGCGACCGTCGAGACGGGCCTGTTCTTGGATGTATTACCAACATTACCTTTCACCAAGCCAAAATATTTATCCGGATTTGACATTTGACTAAGATAAACCCGAGCAGCATCTATCTCAAAGTTTGGATCTACGTATACATTTTTTCCAGTTTTGGGATTCTTCTTCGTAGCTAGCCATGCTGAATATCCGGCAACGATATCGACCGCGGCACAATGACTAACACCGGCGCCCCCGTTTCCAGAAAGTACATGGCTAGGCCTGTCTTTACCAAACCTAATCCATGCATTACCTTTTCCGAAGGCCTCTTCATTTCTTGCCAGTATGAGCCTAGGCGCATCCCAGCCCGTGGTGTCGCCCCCCCCAATCCCATGAATCGAAGCTTGGCCTTCAGGGGTCGAGCGTTCGGCTTCGACTTTGTCTGCGGGAGAAAGTCGGTCGTTATTAATGGCGGCATAACCTTGTTGTGGGGTCACCTCTATGCCACCGGATCCATTAACTGCCATTATCGTCTCCTATGTCTCGTTTCTCGTTTTTCTGTTGCTTTTTTCTCATGGTGGTCCTCCTGACGACTTCCACTCTTCCGGGTGTCGTCTGGCCTCGCGACGGGCGCGCCATGGCGACATGCCCCCTTGGATCAGTAACTGGATGTAAGCTTCCTTGTTGGACTTGTCACCCCAATCAATATCCTTATCGCGTAAGTCCTTCTCTGGCGCCTTATCTTTCTTGGTGGGCGCTTTCTTAGCGGGTGCTTTCTTAGCAAACGGAGGAATTGGAATAGCATAGTTTGAGAATTTTTCGTGTGCCGGACTTAAAGTCAAGTGGCGGCGCCTCGCCTTCGTCTCTCCCCGTAATTTTAGTGCCAATGCCATAGTATAATGAAGATGTGTGCCAGTAGAGCCACCAGTGTTTCCCACATACCCAATCAATTGTCCTTTTGTAACTTCCTGGCCAACCTTTACCTGGAGGTCGTGTTCGGCATCAGGGTTCTTTGCGAACATATATATGCTGCCCCCTTTGCTCGTCTTGAGTGTTTTGTTAGTCAGGTCTCGTCCAGGGCCCTCGTTAACGGTTTTCTTATGCACGAAGTTGGTACCCGGCGGAGCGAGCTTCGGAGTGTCTGCATTGTCTTCTGTCGCCGTGGTGTTGCCCTTTGACCTTGTGTGCAGATATCGGGTATATATCCCATAAGAATCCTCGGTGAGCGTAGGAAAGGCACCGGTATGTTTTTTAAGCTCCTCTTTGTCTGGGCTCCAGCGAAAATTTGAGTCGTGTGGGTTTATCCACTCGCCATGATAAATTTCTATATACCATCCGGCGCTGACACTAATGCCTGATTTTATAAATGTGACGATGCCGTCGGCAGGAGCAATGATCGGCGTACCATGGTCGACGGCGAGATCTTGTCCGTGATGTAACTTCGTTGTTTTGTGTATTGGGTGCAGCCTCATTCCAAAACCGCGCGAGGGTAATTTATAGTTAGGAAGAGCAATAGGAGGGCCTGCATCGAGGCCCAGAAGTGTTGCCAATGTTGAATAGGCATCTTTAAGGAGTACGCCGGAAAGACCGGTGTATA